CGGATGGCCTGATAGAACTGCTCAAACGAGTCTGACAGCCCGGCAAATCCCATCATGTTGCAGTGCTGCCAGTTCATTCCGAATCCGGCGATGGACGGCTTTGTCACGAGCACGCGATGGGTGCCATCCGAGAATCCGATCATCGCGCTGGCCTTGTGCGCGGGAGTGTCGCTTCCCTTGACTTCAACCGCGCCCGTGATGGTCCGGCGCAGCATTTCAGACTCGGCGTTGTAGTCGCACCAGATAAGCATCGGGTCGGTCGTTGAGTTCGCAATCTCGGCAATAACTGATACGCGGTCGGTCAGTGATTCGCGGCGCGCCTGCTGCCGTTCCTGCAACGATGACGCGATAACCGGAACGAGGTAACCTTCCGATACGTGCCCGTCAACGAGGTGCTTATGGATGCGCAGTTCCGGCAGGTCGAATCCTTCATCCGAATAGCCGAGGTCAGACGGCTTCCGCACGGCTCGCGCCCATGTCGCCATCCACCGATAGAAGTCTTTGTATGCGTGCCCTTTCAACCGCCACTTGTGGGTGGTGTTTCCGTCTTGGATAAAGAAACGGGCGATGATTTCTTTACCGCGCAGGATGCCGAGGAATTCAGCGTGGTTGATGATTTCGATTAGGTCGTTGGGCGCGGGTGTCGCAGTGCAGCACAGCCGATACGGGATGCATTCCGCGAAGTCGTTCAACAGTTGCCGCGTCGAACTGCCGTATCCCTTCAGGATGCTGGATTCGTCCAGCACGATGCCTGTGAACTTTTCCGGGTTGAAGTGTTCCAGCATTTCATAGTTCGTGATGTTCAGTCCGGTCTGGCAGTCGAACTGATTCCGGCATACTTTCACGTCCATCCCGCACGCGATGCCCTCGCGCCGCGTCTGTTCAGCCACAGCAAGCGGCGCCACGAGCAGGACGTTGCCTCCTGACTTCTCACAGACGGCGTGCGCCCATGCAAGTTGCTGGCGGGTCTTGCCGAGGCCGCAATCTTCGAAGAGTGCGGCGGTGCCCATCTCACAGGCCCATCGCACTAAGTCGAGTTGCCAGTCCCATAGAAACTGGTACTCCGTTTTCATTTCGAAGCCGCGTTGCTGCGTGGCCCTGGATTTACTAGCCAAGAAATCAGCGTAATTCATGACGCGATCTCCATCTGGCTCGTGGGTGCGGGCTTGTAGTTGGCAGCATCGATGCCGGGGGGCACGCGCCAGCTATTCCCGGCAATGCGGTCGATCAGGCGACGGGCCGAGTCGAACTCCCACTGACCCACATGCTGGAAGCCCTTCGCCTCCAGGAACCGGATTTGCTTTGCCGTGGTCAGGCCCTCGGCGCGCCGCTTGTTCAGCCGATCCAGCAGTAGGGCCGCTTTACCTGCGCACTCCACGCCGTCGGGGAATAGTCCAGCCTTCTCCAACGCCTGGGCTTGCTTGTCCGACACCGGCGCCATTTCCCAGCCAAAGCTCGGCACATAGCCGCTGAGGTCTTCCGCCGCGATGCTCATCTCGAACTGAAGCGGGTCCACCAATTTCTGCTTGCGGTTCCGCATTTCGGCCAGCTTCTTGGCGAGCGCTTCCTCGCGCTGGGCCACGCAGGCGCCTTCGGCCTTTTCCTCGGCTTCGATCAGGTCAACCGCTGCACCGGCCTCGTTGATGTTCTCCGTCATCTGCTTGGCCACGTCTTCCGAGCCCGCAATCAGGCAGGCCGGACGGCACAGGTCCAGGCGGTCGGTACTCCAGAGGAAGTCCAGCAACAGCAATTCCGTCTTACCGGGGAATAGCCGGGTGCCACGCCCGATCATCTGGCAGAAGAGTGAACGGATCTTCGTCGGCCGAAGGGGAACCACGCAGTCTACTGAGGGGCAGTCCCAGCCCTCCGTGAGCAGCATGGAATTGCAAAGCACGCCATCTTCCCAAGCGTCGAAGGCCTTCAGGATGGTGGCCCTGTTCTGGCTCTCACCGTTCACCTCAGCGGCACGGAACCCGCGTTGCTTCAGCAGGTCACAGAACCGTTGTGATGTCGCGATAAGCGGCAAGAAAACGACGGTCTTCCGCCCGGCACAGTGGGCAAACATGTGGTCCGCGATCTGCTCAAGGTACGGATCCAGCGCTGAGCCCAAGCCAGCCGCCGCGAAGTCGCCAGACTGCTGGGCCACCCCGCGAAGGTCGATCTTGAGGGGAATGGTCATAGCCTTGATGGGGCACAGATACCCGTCACGGATGGCCCGTGGCAGGCTGTACTCGTAGGCCAGCGAGTCGAAGAACTGGCCGAGGTTCTTCATGTCGCCCCGATCCGGTGTGGCCGTCACCCCGAGCACGTCGGCCTCGGCGAAGTGGGCAAGCACCCGCTGGTAGCTGTCGCTCAGGCAGTGGTGGGCCTCGTCCACGATGATCGCGTCGAAGTAGTTCGTGGGAAACTGTGCCAGCCGCTTCTCGCGCATGAGGGTCTGCACTGAGCCCACCACGACACGGTAGAACTCCCCGAGGCACGTGCTGTCGGCCTTCTCCACAGCGCAGCCCAGGCCCGTGCTCTTGCTCAACTTGTCGGCGGCCTGGTCCAGTAGTTCGCCCCGGTGCGCCATGATAAGCACGCGCTTACCGGCCCGCACCAATTCTTCAATCAACTGGCAAAACACGATGGTCTTGCCGCAGCCGGTTGGAAGGACAAGCAAGGTCCTCCGTCGGCCTTCATCCCATTCCCGCAAGATGGCCGTTTTGGCCTCCTGCTGGTAGGGTCTAACTGAAAATGTCACCATGCGTTCTTTCCTTCTGTCAGGTCTCGGATCCGTTCGATCTCTCGTTGCAGTGCGCCGCGCTTTGCCCGTGGGTGGTCCAGTCCGTCCCGTGCCTCCTCCTGGATCTTCGCCAGCCACTTCCCCGAGTCAACCACCGTCGTGTAGTGGTTGACTCGGAAAGGGGCGGCCGGCAATTGGTATGCCGTCACGGACTGGATCCAGGTGAACGGCATCAGAACGGAATTTCTTCCGTTTCCTGGGCCGGGGCTTCGTCAGGTTCCGGGGGATCGAGAAACTTTTTCACGTCGTTGTAAACCTTCTCGTTGTGCGTGCGGTTGCCCAGTTCCAGAACGCCCGAGCGCCCCACCAACTGGTTCCACGCCAGCACCAGGGGATCGCCATGTTTGCGAAGCCCCACCGACACGAAGAACTGACAGAGCATGCCCTCGCATTTCTTGTTCAGGTAAAGGTTGTGCTTGTGCGAAACCGTGCCGAGTTCCCCGCCTTCGATACCCAGGGTCAGAACGGCCTTGGGGCACGCGCACATTTTTGCCGAGCCTTCGAAGCGCCCACGCTCGAACTTGTCTACGGTAAAGTTGTATTTGCCGGGTGGTAGTGTGACGAACTCCCCGCCCTCATTCGGCTGTTCGATCCGTTCTTCATCCCAGCCGATTGCTGTTCCCATTTCGTTGCTCATCGTTCGATTGTCTTTCTACGCTGCGGCTGCCGCGCTGTTGATCATTTCCAAAACTTTCGCCCAGTGCGGGTTGATATAGCCCTCGATAAAGGCTGGATCAATGTTGGCCAGGGGCGTGTTCTCGGGGTACTTGCCACGGGCCGCGAGCACGGCATTCAGTTGCTCATACGTCACGCCAGCCCCGACAAGTAGCTGCTGAAGCGCCACGTGCTGAGGCTGAAGGACGGGGCCCGCAACCGGGGCAGGTGCGACCATAGGCGGAATACCAACAGAGCAGCCCGTTTCAGGGGTCGCCATTGCAACCGGGTTAATTGGTGGCGTCGGCGCGGCAATAGGGGCAGCGGCAGGGGTGGCTACCGCCGTAGGTGCGTTTGGGACTTTCGCCGACAGTCCGACAAAGCAATGCTTGATCGGGGCGAAACCGAGGTCCATTTCGCGGGGGAGTCCGTCCCGGTTCTTCGCGTCGAATGCCGCCGTGTGCTCGGCGAACATCATGCGCCGGGTGCCGCCCTGGCCCTTCGCCGTCTTGGCCTTTTCGTCCACCACCACGATGGTCCGGTAGTTCACGAAAAGGATCATGTCGGACCACGCCTTCAGCAGGGGCGCCACCTTCTTTTCCAAGTCCAACTGGTACCGGTCGAACTGGCCTTCCTCCTCGGGAAGCTCGAACTTCTTCGTAGTGGAATGCGCCAGGAAGACCACGTGCATCTTCCCGGTTTCGATCAGGTCCGCCTCAAGCTGGGTGAGCAGGTCCGACCACATACCCGCGAGCTCGTTGTAGCTCTTGCCGTAGTCGTTGTTGCCGCCCATGCCCGAGAAACCGTTCTGCGCGCATACCTGCTTCACTGCCAGCTTTTCCAACCAGTCCGCCGTGTCGATCACAAGGGTCTGATAGCCCATCTGGTCCCGAACGATGTCCCCCACCATTTGCTTGAAGTGCGCGAAACTCGTGGGCCTCGGGGTGCGTGCCACCTCCAAGCGCGAAGTGCCGCCTTCGACGTCAATGAACAGTGGCGCGGGGAATTGTGCCGCGAGGCTCGACTTGCCCACCCCCTCAGGGCCGTAGATCAGGCCCTTCACCGGCTTCAGTTGTTTTCCTTTGACGATCTGCATAGTGCTTGGTCTCCTACCATTCCATAGCGACGTTCGGCCGCGCGTCAATTCCAGTTACAACGTCCGAGTACGACTTGCCAGCGGGCAGGCCGTCTTCGATGATGATCGAGCATTCGTCTCCCGTGCTCACTCGGGTGGCGATAACCTGAAGGCCCTCCGTAGTCAGCCACGCCCCGAACTCGGCCAGGGTGTCGAGGTCCATCTGCTCCAGCTTGTCCATCAAGACGAAGGCGCATTCCGGCTTCAGCTTGCGCACGATGGCCACCGCCACCCGAAGCTGCTCGGAAGAACTCATGCAGTCCCACCGCTGGCCGTTGTAAACCAGTTCACCGTCCACCACAGACAGCCCAGGAAGGGGCAAGGGTGAGTCGTTCAGGAGGGCCATGCGGTCGGCGCGGAGTTTGGTGATCTCCATGTCCTTCGCTGCGTACTGGGCCTGGTACTGCTCGGCTTCGTCCTTCGCCGATTGCTTCTGTGCGTTGGCCGCGATCTGCGCGTTCAGGCTCTCGAAGTCCGCGATCTGCTGTTCGAGTTCCGCCGTGCTTTCGTCTTCCAAATCCTGCGCACTTTTGGAAGCGCTGTCGAAATCTGCCAAAACCTTCGACCACCCTTCCTGGGCCGAGGCCAGTTCTTGTTTGGCAGCTTCCACCCGGCGGGCCGAGGCGTCCAGCTTCAGCCGGTAGTGGTCCACCGATGCGCGCTTCAGTTGGTTCTCACCGTTCCGAGCAAGCACCGCCTGCTGCTTGTGGATCAGGTCCGAAATGCTCAGCGGTTCGGCCGGCACGTCGGGGAACTCGGGAAGCTCTTCTGCGTGCTTGGTCTTGGCATTGGCGGTCTGGCCGATGCTGTGCCGTTCCGCGTAGAGCCGGGCCTCGTCCATGTCTAGCTTGGCAAGCTCGTCACCAACGCCGAGGATCCGCAAAAGGATCTGGGCCTTGTCCCTGTTCGATGCGTCCATGAACTTTGGCAAATCCAAAGCGAACTCCGACACGAAGGCGTCAAGTAGTGCCTGGCCCGACCGCTTGCCCATCGGGTCGATCACGGTGAGAGTCGAATTCTTTCCTTTGCGCTCCACCCGGATTCCGTTGCTGAGGGTGAGGCTGATCGACGGGTCGGACATCGCCCCGTTACGTGCTGCCTTCGAAGGTGCCTTTTTAGCGCCACCCAGCACCCACGCGATGGCGTCCAGTACGCTGGTTTTGCCCTGCCCGTTCTTCCCCCCGACGATGGTGAGCCCCAGGGGGGTTGGTTCCATGTGAAAGGCTTTGACGCTCTTCACGTTCTCGATCTGGACCGAGGCAATTCTCAGCCCCGGTTGCGTTTCTTCAGGCATTGGTGTATCCTTTTCGTAGTTACAGTTTGTTGTTCCGCCGGTAGAGTTGGCCCTCTGCTGGCGGTTTCCGTTATAGGACGTTTACATCCATCGATGCAGCGAGTTCGGCAAGGTTGTCGTAGATCGGAATGCCGCGTTCGCGGGCCTCCCGGCATTCACCCAACGTGCCCGAACTATGTTCCCAGTCACCGCAGAGCAGCATGCCATCACAGCGGCGCAGCATTTCCATGGTGGCCATGAGCCAGTAATCATCGGTCAGCGTTCCGTCCATGTAGCGCGTCATCGTGTGCGGGCACAGCGGCACGAGGCCCATGGCTGCGACTTGTAGCATTGCGGCCTCAGCTGTGCGGATGTTCTGCTCGACTCCCCACTGGGTCGCGGCGCGGTAGGGTCCGGCGATGTAAATCACTCTCATACCGCCACACTCGCCGGGTGCCGCTTCGTCCATTCACGGAAAGCCGAGTCCACATTGCGCCATGCAGCCCGACGCGCCACGAGGTCATCGACAGCGGCTTGCATCGCCCGGTTCAGGAACATGCCCCGGCGCTCGGCGTGGCGTACACTGTCGGCGCAGTAGGCCATGATGCTGCCCCAAGCGGCCGCCTCGGTCTCGTAGTGGTCCGGCTTGATCTTCCCCGCGTGGTCCAGAGCCTTCGACGGGTGGCAGGTGACCGGCTTGGTGTCACCGTAAGCGCCACGGTAGTAATTTCGTGCTGGCATCGTTCGTGTTCCTTTCTGGTTGTGGTTTTAGTGCCCGGTGGGTGTAGTCTCCCCACCGGGCGAGGTGTCGGGTGTTGCAGTACTACATCGTCGAGATCTCCGGGCACAGGCCGAAGCTGGACGGCCTCCAGCGGGCTTTGTGTCGCGCGTTGGCAGCACGCGACTGGTACTCTGCATTCAATCCGCAGCGAATAAGCGAACGCTGCTATCACCTCGGCAACAGGCCGGTGTGGTCAAATAACGCGCGCGGCGTGTGGTGGCTGACCAACGCGGAACACCGCGCGCGCCGCCAGCGACAGGCCAGCGGGATAGGGGGCGATTCAAATTTGCAGCCGGTGATGCGCCCACCGGCAAGCGATACCACGCTACGCCCGGTCTTCAGCGCCTGGCCATCACACCACGGGTTGTCCACGGTGCGCTCTCGCAGGAAAGTGGTGCCCGGCGGCCGTTCCCATGACCACTCGATATCACTGGGTGGGGTGGCGGCCTGTCCGGGCATAAGAACGATTCAATTGGTAGGTGCGGCGGGGGCCATCGGGGAAGGCAGCGCCCCGCCGCAGACCGGGCCGGGGAGAGAGTCCGGCGCCGGGGTAGGGGCTAATCGGGTGGCGCGAGCAGGGAAGGGACTTCCGGTGCCGGTGCTGAAAGCAGCTTGCGGGCTTCCTTCTTCGCCTTGAACGCGGCTTGGTATACACGGCCCATAACGAACAGTCTGCCGTCGTGCAATTCCTTTTCCTTGTCGTCCAGCTGGGAACGATCCACAGACTGGGATCGAACGAGGTTGCGCCGGTACTTCATCATGGCAAGCTGCGCTTCTTGGTAGGTGTGTGCGCTGGCCTCGGCGTCTTCCAGAATCTTGATGCCGGACTTGTGCTGCTTGGCGACCACATCCAAACCGCGCGCGGAAAGCTGCCGCATGATCTCGTTGCACATGCCCATCATTTTGAGGCTGTACGCGCTCATGTCGCGGTTGACTTGGAACACGTGCTCCAGTACTTCCGGCTGAATGTATGAGCCCTTTTCCAGAGCGTCGAAATCAATCGGGTAACTTGTTACTTCGTCCATCGTCTTTCCTTCTATTGGTTGTTTGTCCATGCCATGCCTGACCCTGCCCGACCCAGCCTCGCCACGCCCTGCCCTGCCATGCGAAGTTCTATGAGTGCGATCTGTATTTATCCTTGCCTTGCCACACCCCGCCCCGCCTTGCCCTGCCAATCCGGGCCGGGCCGGGCCTGACCTGACCTCACATAAGGTTATGAGTGCGTTATGTATCCTTGCCTTGCCTTGCCGAACCGCGCCTGACCTAGCCCGTCCTTACCGTGCCCCGTGAAGTTCTTTCCTCACCTATTCAACTGTCCAAGCCATACCCCACCCTGCCTATCCGGACCGTGCCCGACCCTGCCCCACCACACCCTATTGGAAAAACTCATCGGCGGGCGTGTCCATCTTCAGCGCGTCACGGGTCGCCTCTGCCGGGTCCGCGAACGGGCCACACTGGAGCGTCTTCTCGTTCCGGTAGTACCAGCCGCCGTCCTTGTGGAAGATGTAGATCCGCATCACGCTGTGCCCTTCCGCTCGGCTGTCGCCACTGCACCATCAGGCACCAGCGCGTCAACCGTCACCCCGAGCACCTCAGCAATCGCTGCTGCTGCCTCCAGCTTCAGGCCACGGTATCCGTAGTACCACGCCACGACGGTGTGGTAGCTGGTAGTGTGGCCCGCTTCCCGAAGTCGGAACAGCAGGCCGACCGGATCAAGTTTTTTCTCGTCGCAAATGTCGCGAAGTTTAGTTCTCATAGTGGTGATGTTTCCGTATGTGTTGCGTAAACTTATTGCGTAATTTACACCACATCCGCCGTGCTGTCAATAGGAAATTTTTGCCGGGCATTGAGCGCCTTCCGCACGCCCTCGCTCAGGTTGCCGTCGCCCAGCCTGCGCGCGGTTGCCACCTCAGCCTCGCTGAGCATTACCGGCCGGGGCTTGCGTGGCTCGGGCGCGGTGACGGGGCGGCCTAGGGGGCGTTTTGTTGGCTCTGTCATTTGATTCTCCTGGCCAATAGATGGCCTTCAAATTCCGCGTACTCGAATTCATCTTCCATGTGCGGCCCAGGGCACTGGCAATCCGCGTAGTGTAAGGCGCAGGTCTCGCAAAACGGTTCGCCGCAGCAATCGCATTCTATGCAATCGTGGGCGAATTTAACGATAGTCCATTCCATAGTTTGCCTCCGCGCCCGTGGGCGGTTGCCCGGCCCCTTGCGAGGCCGGGCTGGTTGGCTTACGCCTGCTTGGCCGCCTGCCGGGCCAGACGCGTGCAGGATGACTTGGTGGTGGTCAGGTCGGTGGTGCAGTAATTGCCTTCGGGCTTGTTGCCATTGGCGTCAAGAATCATATAGTTAGTGGAGACCCAGTTAGTTTCATGGAATGTAAGTTTGCGCGAAAAGATGTCAAATCCTTTCCAGTTTACTACGTGCTGCCATTCGGTCGCTGTGTATTTGGCCTCTTCCATCTTCCTTCTCCCGCGCTCCTCAGCGCTGTTGTCTTGACTATGAATTAATTATACATGTAATTATGTCCGGCGTCAAGCCCTTTGGCAAAAAAAATTCCCGGCCAGTTGCCCAGCCGGGTCAAATACTAATTTCATACTAATTCATGTCAAATTAGTATTTACTCCACCGCAAGCCCCAGCCGCTCGGCCAGCCTGCGGATCTCGGGTTCCAGCCGTCGGATCTCCGCTTCAATCCGGGCCCGCTCCGCCGCGTCGGCCTCAGCCCGTTGTCGCTCCAGTTCCGCGCGCCTCGCCTCGTACCGTTCCCACGTCGCCCATGCGGTCTCCAGCGCCACCGGGTCAAGTTGCTGCGTCGTGGTCCCGTCTGGTGCCGTCGTGGTCACACAGCCCGCCAGCAGCCCCGCCAGCCCGGCCACGGCCAGCAGGTAGCCCGACGGCACGTTGCCACCGCCCAGTGGGTTGCCGGGCTTGTCCGTATTCTTCGCCATGTTCCGATACGCACGCCACGCGGCGCCCGCGACTGCGATACCGATGGCCGGGAGCGCTTTGTCCAGCGCGCTGGGATCAGCCGGTATCTCCACGGTCGCCATGCCCGCCAGGAACAGCCCGAGGAACGTGGCCCCGGTCGTCGCGGCCTTGCGTAACGTGATGCGCTTCAGGAATCTCTTGGTACCCATGTCAGTCTCCTATTGCCCTGAGGGCCAGCGTTGCGGCGGTCAGTAAAACCGCCAGTATGATTCCAATCTCCAGCAGGCTGGGCCGGTCGGTCATGTCCGGGCCCGCCGCATCCAGCCGCGTTCGTATCGTTTAAACTTCGCCGGGTTGCTGCGCACCAAATACTGATACCACGCGGCCTGCTCATCCCGCAGCGCGGCCACCAGTGACGCGCCGTTGATGCGGTTGACAGCCTCGATGGTCGCAGGCCCCAGCTTGCCGTCTATGTCCAGCGCGCTGCCGAACCTATTGCACGCCGCCTGCAGCATCCGCACGCCGCGCGGCACGCCGCAGTTGTAGGTGATGTCAAGCATCTTACTGGCGACGATGGTCGAGCCGATCTTGTCCAGACCTACAGACTCCCACCAGTGCCGGTAGACATACACGCGCGCGTCGTCACGGCTGAATGTCCACAAGTCCTCGCGGTCCAGTGCGCCGTTGTGATTTTTGTCGAAGTCCATGTCTCCGCTGTCTTGCAGGTTGCGCAGCGTGATGCCGAAGTTAGTGGGCCCGGCGTGGTCGGTCACCTTGCCGCCTTCCAGCGCCATGAGGTTGTCGAAGGCCGCGAGGAATGTGGCATCGTTCATCGTTCGTGCCTCCGTTCATCGAGGATGGCGAGTATCGCGCTGGTCTTTTTATCCAAGTCCAGCAGCCTGCCGTATATCTCAAGCCGCCACTGTATGCGCTCGCCCTCGCGCCGGTCCTGTTCGTCTGCCCGTTCCTCCAGCCGCGCCACACGGGTCGCCATGTCGTCCGAGCCCTTCTCCGGCTTGGTGGCCGGTTTGAATATTTTCCACGCCCCGAATAGCGCGCCGAAGAACGCGCCGATCCCGGTCGCGCCTGCTAGTATGTCGCCAGTTTCTGCCACCGCTACTCCGTAAGCGCGAAAAACCCGCGCGCTTTTCCAGCGGCATCGTCGCCGCACGTCCAGTCAACTTTCATCCAGCCAACCAGCACACGAGCATCCACAGCCCCAGCCGCATTTATTGCCGTGGCGCTTATGGCAAGGCCAGCCGCCGAAGTAAACTCGGTGCCGTCCAGCGTGACTCCCGTTACGGTGTAGTCAGCGGTTGCCGCTGTCGTCGGCCAGTCCGTTGTAGTAGCGGCGAGGTTATCACCAACGAGCGTGCCGGTATCGTCGATGAGCTTAATCACCAGATCGTTGACTTCGTTACTGCCCCCTGTCCCGCGCACGTGCTTGATGCGAAACTGCACGGTGTACGACGCTGCGCCGGTCGGGATGGTTGTGCCGTAATCAGGATTTGTCAGCTTCAGTGTTTCCGAATCTGTATCACCGCCGCCGTCCAACGCCGCCTGAGTGTAGTTGGAATCGTCCACCAGCGCGTTGCTGGTGCTGGTCCAGTCAACAAGTGTACCGGATGCGGACGTGGTTGCCGCCGTCTGGAACAGTACCCACCCCGTGCTGCCATCGGTACATGAGTCCAGCGCCGTCCACGCGCCCGCCGAGTACATCGTGCCTGCCCAGTTGTCCTGCATGGTGGACACGTAGTCGGCGCTGCGCAAACTGGATGACAGCAGCGCGACGGCGACGCGGCCTGTGAGGTAATTGTATATTGAACCAATATCGATGGCTCCAATATACATTCTGTCATACGTCGGAGCGCCAGACAGCGATGCCGTATTAGTTGCAGAGTTGGCACCGTCTATATACACTTTGTGCTCGCCAGCACCTAACGCACTGCGGCTACCGGCCAAATAATGCCAAGTGCTTGTGCCGAAACTCGCAGTTGTTCGCGCATTGCCACCATCGGTCGATTGCGATGTAGGTATAAATTCAACAGGGTCAGCCGTGGGCGATGTAACGTCGCCACGAAAACGAAGGATGGAGAATTCTCGTGTCGTGTATCCGTCACGAGTTAGTGATACCGCAGATTGAATTGCAGTTGCCGATGTAGTGTACGCCAGAGCTTCTAATGTCTGTGGGTATCCAGTGACCCCTTGCGTTCCGTCGTATCCGTGATACTGGCTGGATCCGTTGTACGTTGCAGCCGCAATACCTTCCAGTCCAGCCGCCGTGCCGGGTGTGCCTGTAGCCGTGAGCGTCCGCCCGCCGCTGGTCCAGTCACGCGTGGCCACGCCGGGGAAATACACCCCAGCGTAACTGGCGAAGACGGCCTGCTCGCCCATGCCGCCCGACGCCGTTGGCATGCTCAGGCTGGCGTTGCCCACGTAGATGCGGAAGTCCACGTCCACACTGGCAGACATGCCCGTGCCGAGGAATATTAGACAGCCCGTGTCCGTGCTCGTGTTGACCCCAATCGGTACACAAGCAAGCTGTGTCACGCCGTCGCTTGTGGACGTTCGGATCGTCTTGCCGTCTGTATCTGATGCCGCGTCCATCGCCGTCCAGAAGTCGGCGGGCAAGTCGCTCAGGTACACCACAGCGAACGGCACCGCTTCGTCCACAGCCGTCGCAAGCGTGGTGACGGTGACGTACCCCGCCGAGGCATCGCGATCCGCCGCCCAATCCGCATGGGCCCACAGCGGAACTACAAGCAGGGCAAAGCTGAGTATCCAGCGGCGCAGCATCATGGTGCGGCCACCTCAGCGACCACGCGCTGAAATTCGATATTCGAGTACGGCGCACTGACCGATCCGTTCGGGTCAATCAGCCGGACGTACCATTCCTGCCGCTCCCACGTGGTCCCGAGATCGAAATAGCCCGACACCTTGATCGTGCTTCCGTTCGTCGCCGTGGCCGTAAATTCGCGGATAGCGACCGCCCCTGGATTAGCCGCCACATACACCTCATTGCAAAACGACTCGATGGCCGCAAGCTGCGCCGCCGCCGTGAGTCCACCCCAGCCCGAGGCCGTGCGGCTGGTCAGATATTTGGCCTCCGTCTTCAGCGGCGCTGGCACCTCGTTAAGCCAATACGCTGCCTCCTGCCCGACCACGCCGAGGTTAATCACGATCACGTCAACACCGCGCTGCGTGGCCGTGCTGCCGCTCGACTCAACCCAAGCCACGCGCCCCGCGTAGACCGTGCCCGCCCGGCCAATGCTCACCGGGGCCGTATCGATCCATGCCTCAAGCACGTTCGGTGCCGCGTCCAATGCGTCCACCCGCTGCTGCAATGTGTCTGCCTGCGTGAGTGTCGCAACTGCCACAGCCGCCCAAAGAATTGCGTATCGTAGAGTATTCATTTAGTTGTCCTCGCGGTGGGCCATGAGCCACCATTTGCTGTCCGTGGTTGAGTACTCGAAAAGATAAACAGACTTCCGTCCGTCCGTCGTAGTCACTGCGGGAATCGTCCCGGCGAAGGGTGAACCGCTGCCCGCTGCGAAGGACGAGTTCCACGCCAATGTGTAGTCCGAACCGGTGGCCGCCTTGAAGCTGAAGCACGCCTTCTGCCTGTTCCTGGGCGTGCCCGTCATCGCCGAGACCGTGGTGTTCTCGGTCAGCGTGTCGTGGAAATATATCGTCCCGCCGGTCCATGCCGTGGCGTTCGTCGTGCTGCTGAGTTCGGTTTCCTCTTCCACGATGTCGCGTTGCTGGGCGAACGTCAGCGCCGTGGCGTCACCCGTGCCCGCACCCACGGCGCGCCCGAGTATCGTCGTCTCCGCCTGCTGCGTGAGGTTGGCGTAGGCCAGATCACCGGTCACACCCGTGGATAGCGGCAGTCCCGTTGCGTTGGTCAACACGGCCGCCGATGGTGTGCCCAATGCGGGGGTGGTCAGCGTCGGGCTGCTGGCCAGCACGAACGCGCCCGTGCCGGTCTCGTCGCTCAGGCGTCCCGCGAGGTCCGCGCTGCTGCCCGAGGCAAGTCCCGTAGAAATCGGCAGTCCTGTGGCATTCGTTAGCACGCCCGAAGCTGGTGTCCCGAGTGCGGGTGTCACCAGTGTGGGCGACGTGGCGAATACCGCTGCGCCCGTGCCCGTCTCGTCACTGAGCAAGGTCCGAAGGTTCGCCGACGTGCTGCTCGTAATGCCCGTCATGGGCAACCCGGTAGCATTGGTGAGGGTGGCCGCGCTGGGTGTCCCCAAGTTCGGCGTAACAAGCGTCGGGCTCGTGGCGAAAACCGCTGCACCGCTGCCCGTTTCGTCCGACAGCACGCCCGCCAGATTGGAAGACGTGCCCGAGGCCAGCCCGGTGATCGGCAAGCCCGTGGCGTTGGTCAATGTGGCACTGCTCGGTGTTCCCAGTGCAGGCGTTACAAGCGTAGGACTCGTGGCAAACACCGCCGCCCCGGTCCCGGTCTCATCACTCAGCACGCCACGCAACTGGCTCGATGTCGTGGCCGCAAACTGGCTCAGCGGGTTGCTCGTAAGCGCATCGCCGCCGCTGCTGATCGTTACCACAGTCTTGCCGCCCGAGTCCGCCGCCGTCACACCCGCCCCGGTAAAGTTCAGCGAGGTCCGCGCAGTCAGTGGCGTGCCTTCGTCCTCAATCGTGTGCGCACTACCGCCGCCCCCCGCACCCAAGGTAATCGTGGTCCCTGCGTCGTCCGTAAACTTCAACACGCTGGGTGTGTCGTTCTTCACCCACAGGTAACCGTACCCCGCCTCGGGTGTCTGTGAACTGGCAGCCCGCTCCTTCAGCACCAGATCCCCCGGTATCAAAAATGAACCGGGGATCTCGCGATAGTTCGTGGGCAGCGTGATGCCCGCAGTGCAAAGCAGCACGAACAGCACGGTCAGGTATTGGATTCGTCGTTTCACTTTAAAAGCTCCTATGCTTGATCGGTCAGTTCGGCCGCAATGTCGAAATATAGCGTGGCCCACAAAACCGTGCCGCCCGCACTATAAAAACCCGGATTCGGAAGAGGCTCCGAGGAAGGCGCGGAGCTGTCGCAGTCAAAGGCAATCGAGTCATTCGACCCGAGGGTTATATCCGTCGTCGCCACATCGGCATTCGTCGTGCTCGTAATGTGGATTCCGCCGATAGTCCACCCGGCGGGAAAGGTGCCGCCGTAGGCATCACAGGCCATCTGGCAGTAGAGGTACGAATCCGTCAGCGTGCCCGCCAGGGCGGTCGAGTCAACGCCGACAGTCGTCGGGCCTTCGCGGAAGGTCGCGAAAACATCACTGGAAACAAAGCCCAGATGGTTGGAGAGGAAACTCCCACCCCCCACGGTCGAGGGCGTATCGGCGTAAGCATCCGCCCAGGTCGCGGCCAGATTGACCCCGCTGCCCGTCCGTTGGTTCACGTTTCCTCGGGCAATGGGCAATTGTTTCCGGCAGTAAATCAGCAGGTCGAAAGCCTCCTGGAGTTGCTTCCAGAAGTTCAAATCCGTCCATGAATCCGGCGCATCCGGGAAAGCGCCCAACCCCACAGCCGTCTGTAGGGCCGACAGGGTGTAGCTCGATCCGCCGCTCCCGCTCGCATTCACAAATTGGGAGTAGGTGTTAATGGTATTCACCGCCGTCACGGTAAGCATGGCCTTTAACCCGGTCATGCAGCGCCCGAGATTCGTGAGCGCCCCATCATCCGGCCCGCCTATCCACATCCCCGTAAAGTCCGAGATGGCCAGGTCGCTCGCCTCGCTCAGGTCAGCTTTCAGGAATTCAGTTTTCGTCATCCCGAGGCAACCCTCGCGCTCATTCAGCGCCAGGCAAAGCGCATGCAGCCACACCTTTCCGCCACAGTGCGGCGTGCCGTCCGTGAGGATAAGGTCGTCAAGTGCAGGTGTAGGCCACGCCATCGTTATTCCAGCCTGTTGGTGGCCACCCACCCCGTGTTGTCTAGATTGCGAATATAGTCCACGCCGTTGTCAGCGCCAGAAATTACGCGCCCGCGAGCGTAGACCACCACGCCCGTATATGTCTCAAGTAGCGCTTTGCTCGCTGCTGTATAAAAGATCTGTGTTTCATCACTGCTCCCCCCGCCACCCACAGCCGCGCGCTTCGAAGGCTTCAGTTTTTGATTCATCTCGCGGAACCGCTGTTCCACGCTACGGCGCCATTCAACATCGTTCATCGTTTCGCCCCTTCCGGCACGGCCATGGCCTCGGGGTCCATCTCGCCAAACCCGGTAATCACGCTCTGGGTCCGGCTCTCGCAGTCGTGTGAAATCGCCGTCACGCACGTGCCCACACGCTCCCACCAGAAGCCCGAAAGCGTGGCCTTGATCAGGTCGCCCGGACGGAACCACCGCAAGTGATTCTGAATCGACAGCCGCGCCGTAGCCCTCGGGGTGCCATACCACACGTAAGCCACCAGCGCAAGCCAACGAAGCCGTTCGATATCGTTGCGAATAATCTCGGCATCGCCGTCGTTCCAGAGTTCGAGAACACCATCATTCACCGCCTTGACGGTATTCGTCGCCACCACCCAGCACTCTTCACCGGGGGCCACAATGAGAATCTGCCGCCCCTGTGGGTTCGCCTCTACGACCGTGCGGCCTGCGTTGTCGGTGTAGGCACCGGTCCAAACGGGAAGCCGCACACGAAGCACTTCGTCGGTTCGGAAGAACACCGTGGCCAGCAGGCTGTTGTAATCGAAAAGCGGGCTCCGGGCACTCTCCCCGGTGAACCTGTTCAGCCCGAAAATGTTTTGGTGTTCACTCCGAAGGTATAGCGTCAAGCCCCGATCGCCAGGAACCATATTGCAGGACGGATACCCGAGGTCGAGCGCTTTGTCTACTTGGAACCACGTGAAGGGGTGCGCCGCGTATGCTGCGTTGATGTCCGAAAGTGTGATGTATGCGTCGTCCGTTGAAATCGCGTCGAACTCAGTTTCGGTAATCGCCGGGTTCGTCGCAGCCTGGGCCGCCGCCAGATCGTAGGGTGCCGCCCCTGCTTCACCCAGCATCGTGCAGAGATCGCGCGTGCGTTCCGCCACCGCAAGCACAGCGAAGGGCTCAAGGTATTGCGGCTCGTCGCCCTCGGCCCCGCTCTCTTCAATGGGGATGTATCGCTCCAGCCCCATGTCATGGTGCCACCAGTTCCCCGCCTGATCGAGGTACACATTCCCGAGGTCGTCCACCGCTGGGATCCATGCGTTCATGTCGAAGGTCGTCGGCACTCGGAACCGGCTGAAGACGTTCGCATACAGGTCGCCAACGCGCTCGTCGTCTGTGGCCGCTTCGTAAGCCGTCTGCGATTCGTCCGTCCAGCCCTTTTCCAAGCTGCCGTCATCGAAGCCCAGCGTGGCCATCACCTTGATCGGTTCGTCGGACTCAACCACGATCTCGTCCACTGCCCGCATTTCGGTGATCTGATAGCTCGCCTGGATGTGATGGTCACCGCCCGTGGGCACCCAGCCTTGGCGCGGGTTCGCAGGCACGTAGCCACCAAGCCCGGAAATGGGGTACTCGCTTTGGCTGTACACGTTCAGGTAGATTGGCCCAACGCCATCCGTAACGATGTGCGCACCGAAGCCCCGCCGCCGGTCGATAAGCTGGTCCAGGCAAGCGTGGATGTCGCGGCCCCAGAACTGGTATTCGCCGAAGATTGAAAGCAGCGCGTCGGTCTGCCCGCTCAGGTACCACAGCGGCGCAAGCTCCACCACACCGCCAGCCGTATTCCCCAGGGGATACCACGGTTGGAAGCAGCCCAGCAGGTATTGCGCAATGTGGCCGTTGCTCCAGTCCACGCCGGGGTGCTCGAACATGTAGCAGCCCGCGTCCGCGTTGTAGGTCTCGCTCCGATTCGACACCCGGCCTTCGTAGTGGCTCAAGGCCCGGTTGAATGGCCTGCTCCGCTTCAGGTAAACCCAGTTCGTGCCGTCGCCCACGAAGGTGCCCAGCACCCGCCGCCGCTTCAGCAGCACGCTCAGGTCAGCACACTCGATTTCCTGATAACCGAGGGGCACACCCGTCACCGGGTCCAAACCTTCTTCGGTCATCTGCTCACCGATACAAACACCAATAAAGCCGATATAACTTCCGTATACGCTGTGGATCTGGATCTTGATCATCCAGTTTTCAAGGTTCACCGGCAGCAGGGTTCCGCCGCTGTGATACCACCGATTCACGTAGGCTCCGTACTCCCACCGAAGCCGCGCCTGCCCGATGTTGGGAAACACCGTCTCTTCGAAGTTCAGGGGGATAAGGTACGGCACACGGATCCACGCATCGCCCCATTCGCGCTTCACCCAAACGGAGAAACTCTCCGCCAGGCTTACCGCCGGGCTGTACGCCGCTCCGCCTATGACCAGTGTTGCCATTACAGGTGATCCGCCGTGTTGGTGATGTAGCCGTTGCTCGCGTCGTCTGCGTCTTTCACGCTGGTCTGGCCCACCCGGTTGTAGACTTCCGCCAGCTTCAAGTTGTTGGCGTCTGCCGTGGGTGCCGTGGGTGATGCGTTCTCCGTCCCTGCCTTCCGCGTGATTACGCCCGCCGTCGAGATCTGCACGATGTCGATCCGGGGATTCGTGGCAGGCGCGGCAAACCCGGTCAGGCTCGCCGTGTCGGAAGTGATACCACCCAGCACACCCGACAGCAGGAAGGCCCCGCGCGAAATCTTCACGGTCAGGTTCGGACTCGCCTGGTCTTCCACCTTCAACCAAGCCGCACCGCCGATCACGCCCGTGGCCGTGGGGTCAATGCCCACAATCGCGAGGATAGCCATAGCGTTGACGCCCTGGGCCGCTTCAGCCTCACCGAGGGCGATGCCGTTCAGGGTGATCGCGCCAGTCACCGCCAGGGTGCCAACGAGGTTCGTGCTTTTCAGTTGATTGATGCTCACCAGAGCGCTCCCACAGCCGCCGCGTCGAGCGTCTGATTAATGCCAAGTTCCACGGACAACAGCCCGTCGCTGTCCACCTCCAGATAGGGCCGATAGTCTTCCGCGTCGCAGTCCCAGCCCAGCAGCATCGTTCCGCCAAAGCGCTCAAGTTCCCCGGCCTGTTCCGCCCGTCGGTCTACCGTGGCCGCCGAGGCCAACCCGCCAAACGTGATTTCCATGGCGGATAGATCAATCTTCAGCCGCCGCTGTCCGCGAACGCATAGGTACACGGTATTCGCGTCCGGTGCATCCACAGGACCACTGCCGCCCGAGGCCCCGGTAATATCGTCCTGGATCAGGTCGAATTCGCTGGGGATGTAAAGCCCGTTCATCTCCCCGTGGCACCCGTTCAGCAGCGCACGCCACACCAGCGTGGTATCCGCGTACAGACTTGCCCAGCCTTCGCCAAGCAACAGGTGAACGTTCTGCCCCACGTGAAGCACCACCGGCGTGACGCCATCCGGCCCGGTAAGCGCTTCCTGTACCTGCGCCGCCTGGGTGCCGTACAGTGCCGCGCCTCGGGTCCGACCCAGCGCCACCGCAACGATCTCCCAGGTGGCCACCGTGGTGTTCTCTGAGTCCACCGCCTCAACCGGGGTCACGATCAGGTTGGCCGTGGTCGCGGTTGCCGTGGTCCCCATGAGTCCGCGCTGGTCCACCGTCACCGTGGTTTGTCCCGTCGCCACCGCCGTGCTCGAGAAGTGAACCACCTCGAGAAGCCGCCCGAAGCGCGTTTCGATCTTGGCGTAGCCGCTCGCGGGCCAGTCCGTGATCTCCGCGTCCACCTTCAGCACGCCCGCGCCCGAGGCCGTCAACTGAATCACGTCCGGGCTGAAGGCCGTTCCGCCCGTGGAGTCCAGCCGCCGGGTCCGCACCAGAGCGTTTACAGGGGTGCCATCGTCGAGCCCGTCGTCGTCGGAAACCCACGCGAGATCGTCAATGGCGGCATCGGACTGCATCACCACGTAGCCGTCGGGGTCCCCGGTGCCGTCGGGGTCCGTGCCGTCCGTCGCCAGCCAGATGCACCAGATCGCCGCACGCTGTTCCGCACTGTCGGCCGCCGCGTCGTAAGTCGCCCCAACCGTCGCAGCGTTCCCGCTGGTCTGCCCTACAGTCACGTCCGTGGGCCCGCTGGGTGCCAGCAGGGTGCTGTCTCCCACGGCGTCAAGGTCGTAGCGCTGCGCCTCCGTGGGGGCGCCCCACATTCCGTGCAGGTTCCGCGTCCGTCGTACCACCCAAACCGTAGCGGGCAGGGTCAGGCCCAGGCTCGTCGTGTGCGGCGTCGTGGTCCAGGTCTCGTCCGGTGCGCCTTCGGTGTCGGGTATCTCGTCAATCCCAACCCAGATGCCTTCAACGGCGAAGTCGGTCCGCTCCACCCGGTAAAGCCCCCGGATAGCCCCGGTCGTTTCCACGCCGTCGCACGTGTAGCTGTAGTGGATGGCCCACAGGGTGCTTCCGCTGGGGTCGGTGTCCGCCGCAATCACCCGGCGCACATGCACCCCCACCTCGCCCTCGCCGTCCACCGTGGCCAGCCCAGGGCCCGCGCCTTCGGTTGTGGCACCGCTCCAGCTAAGGCCCGAACCCAGCAACTCGCCCGCCGTGGGTTCTTCCAAGGCGATCTCTATGTTGCCCTCCACCCAGGCCTCGAAGTCCGTCGCATTGTCGGGCAAGTCGTGGAGCAGCATGATCGCCCGCGTGGTCGTAAGCCCGGCCACCGCGTCCGCCGTCGCCACATCGGCAAACAAGTTGTTCAGCCGGTCCACACAGGAAACCGTTCGCGCACCGCTCAGGGGATTCGCCCCCACCCGGCACACCCGCACCCACGCACCAGGGTCAGCACCACGCACCACGGCTTCATCACCGAAGGCCACAGCCACAGCATCGCCCGCAGCCGTCGCGCCAGGTGCCGTCCATGTCAGGCTGTCGGGGCCCGTGGCGGTTAGCGTACCCACGCCACGCCCGTTACCGCCGGACACATCGCGGATCGCGATCCCGGCCATAAAGTCCGCGCCGGACCACTCCATGGATCGCAGCAGGGTCCCGCTTCGGAATCCGCCCGTGCTGTCGGCGGGTGTCCGCTGGGGTGCTCCGGTTTCTATCGCGCCTGTGTAATAGGGGATCATCCGATTACGAACTCCCCGGCATCCACAGCAATGTCATCGGTCGGCGCATCCGGCCAGCGACACATGGTGCCCTCGAATTCCCGCGCCAGTCCGTCACGGCCCTGGGCATCCACCAGCACCACGCGGAAGAGCCAGTCTTCCCCATCGGCCAGGGGCGCACTTTCCCAGCGACTTACCCCGCCACCGGTGGACGGTATCGAAGCCCGCACCAGCCATGCCGCGCCGTCCCATTGCTCCACCCGAGAAACCGCCACGCCGTCCCACACTTCCCACAGGAAGGTCACCGTGGAAGGGTAGACAGCGGCCGGCACATCGCCAGAATCGTCGAACACGTCAATTTGCGCAACTTGCCCGATGCCGAGGGGCACGTCCATATAGCTGGCCTGGGTGCTGCCAAACAGCGCACCATCCAGCCACACGTAAAACGTCGGCGTGGCGAGGTCGCTTTCGAAACTCACCCGCGCCATGGTCGGCCCGATCATGCTATGGAATACGCGCGTAATCATTCAGGCGATGGCGTCCTGTTGAACGGCTTCAGCGCTTCCGCGATGGCGCGAGCCAGCCAGCCGGGTTTCAGTGGACTGCCTTCAATGTAGGCAATACCATTCGACTTTCGGCCATAGCGCAAATAAGCCAGGGCCGCGTCTCGCTCTTCCGTTGTCAATTGTCCATTGTCCATTGTCAATTGCCTCTCAGGTTCCAAAGGGGTATTCGACGGTCGCGGAGAAGGTCATCAACCGGGCATCACTCCCGAGGTCCACACCAGCCCACGAGGCAACCGTCATCTTCTGGGTGCCCTCGTGAACGACGCTGTGAAAGATCTGGTTGTGATAGGCGATGCCCGTCCCGCTGTAAATGCTCACCGGCCTGCCGGTCAGTTCCGACATCGCCGTGATCCAGTCGTATTCGTCTGCCTCGTTCAGCGCCACGGCCTCAAGCGTTACCCGCGCGGGGTCCGCCTCCTGGCTCATGATCTTGAACGCCTTGCCCCACACGCCCGGCATCTTGATCGTCTTCAACTTGCGCTGGGGGATCTGAGGCTGTCCCGAGATCCGCGCGAAGTCCCAGTAGTAAATTCCGTATACAATGCGGTCATGAGGCATTAGTATTTCTCCTCCGCATTGCTGGCCGCACCGCCAACCGGCTTCGTGGTCTTCGTGGCCCCACTGTTCTTCTCCGTCGCCGCCGTGTTGGCGTCAAGGCTCTTCTGTAGCCCGGCCATCGCGGCCGTGAGCATTTCCTGTCCGCTCATCTTGTCCGCGCCCTGCACGTAGTTCTCCGGCATCCCGGCAGCACGTGCGGCACCATACCCCCGCGCGGCGTCAATCGGATTCGTGAAAGGGTTCTTCTCCAGTCCAGTGGATGGGTCAATGGCAATGTCGCCGCCGTACTGCTTCAAAGCAGCCGCCCGCGCGAGCGCCCGATCTCGGGTGTCTCGGGCCTTGTCACTGCCAACGCCGTACATGTCGCCAGCCGTCTGAAGCGCTGCCGCCGCATCCGAACGCATGGCACTTCCTGCCAATGGATCCGCCGCCAGGGCCGCCGCCTTTTGTTCGGCAAGCCCACTACCACCCGCCGCCTTTACCGCCTCAAGCGTGGATCCAAACATCCCGCCTTGGCGCACCAGCAGCCCCATGGCACGCGCCTTCTCTTCGTCGAGGCTCCCGCCTTCTTTGCTCTTGAAGCTCCGACTAAAGTCCGCAATGCGTTCCTCTCGCGTCGCGCCCTTCCCCCGCTTGTCGCCCTCTTCCTGGAGCTTGGCGATCTTCTCTTCTTCGCTCAGGCCCGCAAGTCCGAACTTCTTGGAGAATTCGCTTTGGTCGTTTGCCGACCCCAGGGTAAGCGCCGCACCGCGCACCAGCGTGGGCAACTGCTCCAGTGGCGTGCCTTCCGCAGTCAGCGCCGTGGCAACTGCCAAGCCGGTGTCGGTGTTTTCGAACTGGTTGATAGCAGCACCGGCCCGCGCGAAGTCAGCAGGACCACCCACAGACTTGTCTGCAGCGGCGATCAGCTTATCCGCCGCCACGCTACCACCAATGCCCTTGGTTCGGTTCGCCGTGATAACCGTCGAAGCATCCTCGGCACTGATGCCCTGTTTCTGAAGGGTCAGGGCCGCGCCGAAGTCTTCATCAAATTTCTTGCGCTCTTCCGCGTTCAGCTTGCCATCGCCGTTGGCATCCACAACAGACTGGATCGGCTGGGCCATCTTACCCACGTTCTCAGCGCTCACACCCGCCGCCGCGCCCTTCAGCACCGCATCCTTCACCAGCGCCTTCCCCTCGGGGCCTTCCGCCTGAAGTGCGATGAATTCCTTCAGGCCCTTGGCGGATTGGTTGCTCCGGTCGGCCTTGGCGATCATGTTTTCCTGATCGGCGGTCAAGGTCCGAATTACCACAGCAGCAGCAGCCGCAGCCGTTCCGATGCCCGTGAGGGTCGCAGCGTAGCCCATGGCCGCCGTAGCGCCCCGCTTGAATACAGATCCCTGCTCTTCTTGGGCCCGCTGTAGGCTTGCTGAATTCTTGATCTGGCGCTTGAAGTTCGCTTCGTCCGCTTCGATGGCCGCGCGCCTGGCGGTATCGTTCCACCCCTTCGCCATCACTGCCGTGCGGTTCTTCTCCGCCGCCTCCGCCTTCCTCGCCGCCTCGCTGAACTTGTCGAGCGCCTTCGCCGCCTGCTCTTCCGTGGTGATGTTGGCCCGCATCGTGCGGTCACCAATCTTCACCGACGCCTCAAGTTTCCGAACGCCTTCATCGGCCTTCTTCAGGCTGGCATCCAGCTTGCCGGTATCGGCCTCGATTTTCAGCATCATGTTGGACAAGCGAATAACCCTCGGAAAGAACTACATCGGAAACACCCGCCACCGCCAACCGTGATCACGTCGGGGCAGCAATAGCCGCCGTGGTGTCCAGGGTCCAGATCGCGTTGGTGCCATCGTCGCGCACGTCCATGGTCACGTTCTGCGCGATTTCGCCTCGGGGCTCGCCGTCTTTTCCGTCCGGCGTCATGAACACGCTGGGCACCACCAGACTGATATGGGTCTCGGTCGCATTGGCCACGCGAAGCCCGTCGCCCTCGGCACCCTTGCGGAAGAAGATCGTCACCGGGCCAACCACGTCGCCGAAGGCCCCGGCCAGCGCCGCGAGTTCGCCGTCTTCCGCCGACACCGCAATAACCGGCACCGGCTCTTTCAGGCCAACGAAGGTCGGCCCCACGGATCCGTTGCTGTGGCGCTTCTTTACCTCGGCGCCGGGCGTGATGGTGATCTGCTCGGTGTTGTACAGCGTGGTGCTCACGTACAGCGGGCCCTGATACCACACGTCGGTCACGCGGGTCATCGTCGGGAGCGCCACGTCTTCAGTCAGCACCCACACCGCGTTGGTTCCATCTTCCACGGCATGCACCGCGATAGAGATCTCGGCGTGGCCCTTGCTCGTGCTGATGCTTTCCACTTGAGCAACGGCCTCAGTCATGGACCACTTGCGGTGTACGCTGCCCGAGGCAATGCCGTCCTCGTCATGGGCGATTTCGTAGACCTCGAAGGCCGACAGCACCGCGCCCACCATGCCCGTGATATTCAAGATCGAAG